CCGACGCGATTGACGAGCTAACCCGCGAGGAGTTGGAGCAGGCGCAGTCCGCTCTCACCGAGCGCGCAATTGAGCTTGCCACCGCTGTCAAGGACAAGACGTCGGACGATCCCAAGGCCGACCTGGAAGCTGCGCTAGAGGCCAAGGAACGCCTCGGTGCCATCAGCACCCGTCTGGAGACCTTCATCGAAGAGGAGACTGCTAACAACTCCTCAGCCGACGAGATCCTTGACGGTCTCGACTTCGAGGCCGAAGTCGAAGAGGAAGCCGAAGAGACCATCGAGGTCGCTGAAGTAGAGGTGCCAGAGGTTGAAGAGGTCGAAGAGGTTGTGGCAGAGCTTGTAGAGCCGGAAGTAGTTGATGAGCCGGAGAAGGTCCTAGTGGCCGCTCCCTCCATCGGCGCCCTTGCCAAACGTGCTCCCCGCCATCCCGATCCGGTGCCCGCTCTGGTGGCGTCCGCCGGGCCGGGCCTTGAGTCCAAGACCTTTGGTGACATTGGGGAGATGTCCAAGGCCGTGATGAAGTACTGGAAGTCCTTTGGGTCTTCGAGGCCACGTCACACTGAGCGCTATGTGGCGGCGTCGTTCGACACGCTCGATCAATACAAGTATCAGGTCACCGGTGAGGTTGAGCATGACTCGGCGGTGATCGACGCAATGCTCAAGGAGATCGAAGCCGAGGCTCAGGCCAATCCCGAGACGTACGCCCTTGTCGCTTCCGGTGGCATCTGTGCTCCAGCACAACCGGTGTACGATTTCTTCTCCATCTCGGAGGCATCGGGGATGGTTCAGGTGCCCACGGTGGGCGCACCGCGGGGACGGCTCACTTATCCGGTGAGCACCTCGTATGCAACGATCCGCGCTAATACTGATTGGGGAGATGCTGTAGGACAGCAACACTCCAACACCGACGACGAGGCCGAGTCATCGAAGAACACCTTCGTGGTGGAGTGTCCGACGACCACGACGTGCACGATCGACGCCTACCCGGTGATTCTCCAGTTCGGCAACTTCGCGCAACGGTTCTACCCAGAGCACGTTGCGCATGCTTTGGCCGAGTCGATGAACTTCAATGCCCACTTCGTTAATGAGACTCTGATCGCAGTGATGGTGGCGGCTTCGACCGCAGAGCTGGGTGGCGATCCCGGTGGTGGTGGACTGGTCAACGTCTCACATCTCATCGCATTTGCCGCGGCCAAGTACCGCGACAACTTCAGGATGAGCCCGACGGCCACGCTTGATCTGGTGTCTCCAGCATGGGTGCTCGATGCACTCGCTGCCGACCTGATCGCCAGGGACTCGACCAATACCTTCGACAATGCCAAGGGCCGCGTGGCCTCGGTATTGGCTGGGTATGGGGTCAACGTCCAGTGGGTCCAGGACTACCAGAGCATCGGAGACAACGACGACGCCGGATGGCCCGACGCCGCCGACTTCCTACTCTATGCCCCCGGCACCTTCATTCGCCTCGATGAGGGGAAGCTGGATCTGGGCATCGTCAGGGACGCGACGCTCAACGTCACAAACGACTTCCAGGTCTTCACCGAGACCTTTGAGAGCGTTTGTGAGATCGGCCACGATGCCTGGGACCTTCAGGACATAGCAATCTGTCCCACCGGCGCAGTCGGTAACAGGGTCACGTTGACTTGCCCAGGGTTCGCGAGCTAGACAAACCAACCAGATCTCGGGTCACTCCGAGACTCACAATCCAAGAGCCCCCGGTGGTATGCTGGGGGTTCTTGCTATTGGAGAACGCAATCAACTCGATAATCGTTGGTCTACAAATCGGCGGCGTGATACTCCTAGTCGGCCTGGCTCTGTCACTCGCTTATTACATCTGGGAGTACTGGGACGCATGAAGGTATGTGATGGCCCGATTCTTCAAGGGCCAAGAAAGGGCAAGCCCGCGCGGGGGACGCTGGTGGGCCCGCCGATGAAGGTCTCATACGTCGGCAACTTCGACCCGGACTGGAGCACCGAGAACCACGTCGCTACCGCCCTGGAGAACATCGGCCACGAGGTCCAGCGCATACCCGAGCAGCGCACCGAGTGGGCCGAACTACCTGATCTGATCGAAGGCGACTTCTTACTCTGGACCCGTACCGCTGGCTTCGATCCGCCCGACCGCGAGTTGCAACGCCGTGCTCTAGAAGCGGTCAAGGTCCCCAAGGTCGGGTTCCATCTCGATCGCTGGTTCGGCCTTGCGCGTGAGAGCGAGGAACGCGGCCCGCTCGGTCCCGATCCTTCGCCGTTCTTCACCCACATGGACCTGTTGTGCACCGCGGACGGCGGCCACCAGAGCCAGTGGGCCACCCGGCACATCTGGTTTCCGCCTGCCATTCTTGGCGACGAGGCAGAGCCCGGCGAAGTTCGAGACTCCTACAGATTCGATGTTGGGTTTGTCGGCAACCTCCGAGGCTACGGGCACGCCGAGTGGGCGCCCTACCGCGAAGCGCTATGGACTCATCTGCGTGACTGGTATCGGGGCCGGTTCCAAGTGTTCCCGTTCCGGGGCCAGCCACAGCTCAGAGGTCGTAATCTCGCCAACGTCTACGCCTCGGTCAAGGTGATGATCGGCGACTCCTGTCTGCCCGGGGAGACCTCGTACTACTGGAGTGACCGCATACCGGAGACGACGGGGCGCGGCGGCTTCATCATTCATCCTTGGGTCAAGGGGCTAGAGGTACACCATCCCGACGTGGTGACCTATCCCCTCGGTGAGTTCGACATCCTCAAGGCTTGCATCGATTACGCCCTCGAAGACCCCGAGTGGCGCACAGAGAACGCGCAAATCAACCGATCCCACACAATTAAATACCATCTCTACGAGCATCGGATGCAACGTCTGGTTACACTGATCGAATAGGAGGACGCAATGCCCGAAGTTAACGCGAGTGCGCGTGCGCGACTATGGCGTGCTTTGTATAACCGAAGTCAGGGAGACTTCCCACATGATGAGGAAGGGGAGGAACTCTTTGTGTGTGCTCTCGATGAATCGGTGATTCGCCACGCTGCTGAACAATGGGCGCGACACTTGGACTCTCTCTCGACAAAGACAGATTGATCGAATAGGAGGACGCAATGTGGATCGGTAAAACGCTGTCAGTCACCGATGGTGAATACAACACGGAGGTGGTGTTGGAGCTGTGCGGTTATGACATCATTGCTGGCAAGATAGATAGGCCACTACCGCGCAACGGTGATGTGTTCTCTTTAGTCCCGCGGGATATAGCGATGAATTTTTTCGATGAGGAGGAATGATGGCACAGTATCTAATCATTCACGAGGACGGAGCAATCGTCTTCGTGGAAGCCAAGAACATCACAGCCGCCGCCAAAGACATCCTTGAGGATGACAAGTCAGCAATGTTCTATCGGCTCGCTGATCCGGGCAGGAGAGTCACCGCGAGAGTTGAGCAACGCACGCATATCGAGGTCAGCGAGCGCATAGAAGTTAGTGATGCTGGCGAAGATCAATGACCACACGAACATTGCAAGACGCACTCGACCGATGGGACGAGGAACCGCAAACAAAGGTGACCGACGAAGACCTTGACATGATATTGGAGGCCGCCCGGCTGGTAGCCAATGCGATACCTATGGTTCGGATGGGTGGGCTTACACCGGGTTATTACACCGCTGCTGATCCCGCCGAGGCCGATGCATGGCTGATCCAGCCCCATAAGAACGCTCGCTGGATAGCGTGCAAAGACGAGCATGACTGGCGTCGGATCAATGAACCTGGCGCTGACTTCCAGTGCGCTAAGTGTGGCGAGAGAAACGAACGAGACCCGGATGCTGGCGAAGATCAATGACCGCTGGGAGCTAGAACTTCCAGAACACCGCGCCGAGTTCCACATCGAGCGGCCCTGGTGGGAAGCGCCACGTCTCTCTGATATGTTCGAGCGGCTCGGCGACAAAGACACCCTGATTGATGTCGGTTCCGAGGAAGGCGACCTGACCGCGCTCTACGCGTCATGGGGGCCGAGGGTTCACTACATCGACCCGTCTGAATACTGGCGCCAACAAACGATTGACATCTTCAAGGCCAATAACCTGGCACGGGGTATCTCGTTCATCGGATTTGCTGCCGACTACACCGACCTGACACCGACCGGGAGCCAGGAAGCGGATGGCTTCGCCCATCTCAATGAGCGCTCCGATATTCCCCGCGTCACGCTCGACTACTTCGCCACCTGGCTACCAAAAGCCGTGACTGCGCTGATGATCGATGTGGAAGGCTCAGAGTTGTCTGTGCTGCGCGGCGCGCTGGGCATTCTCGATGATCACCGTCCAACGGTCTGGGTCTCGGTGCACCCCGACTTCATGAAGGACCGTTATGGGCACATCCACGCTGAGCTGCTGCAACTGATGGAGCTTCTACGCTATGACGCCACCTATCTCGATGACCATCATGAGGTTGACTACCGATTCGACCCGCGATGATTGAGCATTGGGAGGCGTCCGACCCCTGGGGGGCCGATGTCTTCAACTCAGACACCACGGCGATCATCGAGGCGCTCGACATGACGTTCGAGCCCGGTCGATGGGTGCTGGATCTTGGCTGTGGCCCTGGACGATTCTTGACCCCCCTACGGCAACAGCATCCGCTGACCCATTTCATCGGCCTGGATATCTCGCCCAACATGGTCGATGGCCTCTCTGGAGTGATATTGGGGAACGGGCACACCATCCCGATCCTGGTCGATGCCGCCTACTCGGTGAACCTGTTCCAGCATCTCGAAGTGTGGGACCAGGCCACCTATCTGGCAGAGGTCAAGCGATGCGTCGCTGGGCCGTTTAGATTCCAATTCGTGACTCGAGGTGAAGAGGGGCCGTTCAGCCATCCGGTGAGCGTTGAACGCATGACGGAGCTGGTGGCTAATGCCGGGCTGGAGATCACCCAGGTTGATCTCAGCTCAGTGGAGTGGGAGTGGTGCTGGATGACAGTCCAATGAGCGACTTTGCCACCGTTGTCGCCGATCCGCCTTGGCGTCCGATCCTTGGCGGAACATGGAGTGCCAGAGTGGACAAGGGTCGCCCGCAAAAATTCTATTCGACGCTTTCCCTTGAGGTCGATAACGACGTGATCATCACTGCTCTCGTCCCTCCAAGAAACGCCGAATGAGCCGCTTGTTCATGCTCCCTCACGCCGCAGATACGGACGACTGGTACACGCCCCAATGGATCTTCGAGAAAATGAATGTCACGTTTGACTTGGACGTGTGTGCCCCTCCTGGTGGGGTTCCGTGGATTCCGGCTATTCGCTCATTCTCGATTGACGACGATGGGCTGGTCCAACCATGGGAAGGGTTCATCTGGTGCAACCCGCCCTATTCAGCGCCATTCGCCTGGTGTGACAAGTGGGTGATTCACGGCAACGGTGTCATCGTTTTGCGGGCCGACTTGTCATCGCGAGGACCGGCAGCAGCATTCGCCGCAGCTACATCTCTGTTTGTCCCTACGCCTCGCCTCCAGTTTGTAAACGGTCATGGCGAAAAGCAAGGCTCGGTGAACTTCTCGACGGTCCTACTCGGTGTGGGCGAGGATGCCGACTGGGCGTTAGGCGGTCTCGTAACCCGGGGAATGGTCCGCCAACTAAGAGATATGCAATGAGACGCCAAGCGGCCAACGCCTGCCAGGCCGGGCACAAGACCCATGACACCAAGATCGTAGACACCGCGCTCGGCCCGTTCACCATCTGGGACTGGCAGAAGTACGCAGGCTTCGAGGGGTACTGCACCGGCCAGGATGATGTCTCGATGACCCTCGATCTGTATGGCACTTGGGAAAGCCCTGACTGGCTGAGGTCCCGACGCTATGTCCAGGGTAGAGAGGGAATGGCGCTCGACTTCGGCTCGCACATCGGTTGGTACGCGATCATGTTCGCTCTCGCCGGACTCGACGTGCAAGCCACAGACGCCGATCCGGTCAACTGCGAGCTACTTCAGATCAATGCCCGCAACTATGGAGTAAGAATCGGGGTGGAGAGTGCCTGGGTCGAGGACCTGCCGGTGCTCTACTACGAAGATGTCCGCTTCATCAAAAGCGACGTGGAGGGATCAGAAGACGAGGTACTCAGGGTGTGTGATCCGATCATCACTATCCTAAAACCGCCGATGCTACTGGAGTGCTCGCCCGAGTTCGACACCTACTATCCGACCATGATCGATGACCTGATCGCGATGGGGTATAGAGCCGACGTAGAGGGCACCGAGATCACCGGGGATACGCTCGGGGAGACCCAGAGAAACGTATGGTTTACATGAATGCGCCAAGACAGCAAGTGGCGCGAGTGACGAAAAACCGCCGCGGTAACCCAGACGCGTCACTGGATATCCAAATAACACTATCAGCAGGGGGAGGGGTTTGCAGTTGGCTTGGCGGTGCCCCCTCCTTTCGCCCCGGCCCCCTGTCATGATTACCTGGGAATCGTTTATCGAGTCACCCGGCCGTGGCTATTGGGATCAGACCATGCTCGCCGATCTGCTTATAGGCATCGACTACCCCAACATCCTGGTTACGCCTGGCCATTGGCGTCACGGCTCGGTGATTAATGACTATCTGACCAAGCCGACGCTGGTGATGATCACCTCCGACGAAGAGGGCGAATGTCCGTTCTGGGAGGTCGAGCACCCGGTGTGGAAGATGACCCCCAACCTCGGCCTGGCTTACCGGCCTGACCGCGCGGTGCCACTCGGCTACACGCCGCACACTCGGCAAGTTCTCGTAAAAGCGGACATACCGATGGATAAAGAGGGTTGGACGTTCTCAGGCCAGGTCACCAACTCTCGCCGGCACTCGGCGATGGAAGCACTTCGCAAGCTCGGGGAGCCCTTGGAGACAGAGGCGTTTACCTCTGGACTCCCGCCTGCCGATTACATCAAGACTCTGTGGAAAGCGGAATGGGCGCCGTGTCCCGCGGGCAACGTCAGACCGGAGACCTTTAGGATGTGGGAAGCGCTCGAAGCGGGAGCGGTGCCGATCCTCGATGCCACTTCACCCGCGGGAGATCAGGGCTACTGGCCATTCACTCTCGGCGATCATCCGTTCACGGTGCTGGCCGACTGGTCACAGATCGGCGAGGTGATGAGCCAACCCCCGCCTTTGGTCGGTCCCTGGTACTCGGGGTTCAAGGCCAAGTTCCGCCGTGATATCTGGGACGCATGGCGCTCAATCGATTCAGAGCCTCGGCTGGAACCGAGAGATCGCATCACTACGATCATCACCGCGTCGCCGATCCTCTCGCACCCTGGCTTCGAGATTCTCTCAGAGACCGTGGACAGCGTGCGCGAGCGTCTGCCGGGGAACAGGATCATCATCGCCTTCGATGGTCCCCATGACTCTGACTCACGCTCGACCTATGAGGAGCACATCCGCCGGGTCTGCTATCACGCCAATCTCTACTGGCCCGAGACCGAGATCCACTACTCGGGAGTGTGGAAGCATCAGGCCGGAACCATCAAGGACGTGCTGCCGCTGGTCTATCCCGAAGACGCCACGGTGCTGATGATGGAGCACGACACCCCGCTGATGGGCGAGCTCCCGTTTCACCGCCTCACCGAGCTGCTCTACGAGAAGACCTTCAACTCGATCCGGTTCCACCACGAAGCCGCCATCCCGGCGGAGCACGACTACCTGATGGCCGGACTCTACGAGTTTGGTGATATGAGAGTGACTAAGACCTCCCAGTATTCTCAGCGGCCCCACGTTGCCCTTCTTAGCTTTGTCTCGGGGCTCTTGGCCCCGTTACCCCAAGATGCTCGCACCTATGTAGAGGATTGGATCTACGGCCCAATGACTAGGAAGCCGTGGCCCGATGCCAGGATGGGGATCTACACCCCGGAGGGCGATATCAAACGGTCTTACCACACTGACGGCAGGGCCGGAGCCGAGAAGCGGGAGATGTGGTGGTGAGTGCCTCAGAGACCACCTATCAGATTAAGGGGGCGCTTCGTAAACGCCATGATCAGCCTCGTAACGGGTTGAGCCGGGCATGGGTCTATGCTGAGGAGGTACGTGTCTCCACTGGCTGGCTGAGTATGAGCCAAGAGAGAGACGCCGAGATTGACCTAGCGATTCGTTTGGGCCGAGAGCAGTTCATTGATGCTTTCGCACTCCACACCTGGAGATCGCAACGTCACCGCCGAGTTGCCTACGAGGTGAAGGCCACTCGCTCGGACCTACGCCGGGAATTGGAGCAGCCCCACAAGCAAGGTGCCGCGGTGGCTCTCTCTAACCTCTTCTACTTGGTGGCCCCGCCCGAGGTATATAGGGACATTGAGTTACCACCCGCCTGGGGTGTTATGGCCTATCGGCACTCGGGTCTCCAGGTTGAGCATCGGGCACAGTGGCGAGACACCCCGCCGCCGCCCTATTCATTCATGCTTTCGTTAGCGCGCAACATTCAACAAAGGGATGAGCCGAGATGACCTTAGGAATGATTGTGCGAGCCGACTTCGGCCGCGGCCTGGCACATCAGACCTACTCTTTCTGGTCCCACCTCAAGCCCGACGTGACGGTGGTAATCGACAACCGGGAGATCGACCACAACGCCGACCCCGATAACCCAGACGCAGCGTGGCCGTTGCAATTCGACCGCTATCCCGGAGCAATAGTCTCGCCGTGGAAGGGCTACACCGCGCCGCTCTCGTCTGAGGCAATCGAAGCTCTGAGGTCAACCGATCTGATCTACACCGCGGAAACCCACTACGACGAGAGCCTTACTACCCACCCATCGATCCTCCATGTCAATCCCGAGTTCTACCGCGGGGCCCAGGCGACGCAGTATTGGTACGGGACCTCCTGGAAACCGATCGACTTGCCGCCGGGTGAAATCGTGCCGACTCCGATTGCAGACGAGGACATCGTTTCAAAGGTTCCGGGGCCGGGGCGCATCCTCCACGTAGCCGGGCACCGCGCCGCCGGGGATCGCAATGGCACCAATGTGGTTACCGCGCTGATGAGAGATATGGAGTTCGAGTGGAAGCTGGCCCATCAAGACGGTTTGAGACTACATCCGCGCTCGATGCAGAACACCATATTGGCAACGCGCTCAGAGGACCGATGGAGCATTTACGACGACTGTTCGATTCTCGCCTACCCCCGAAGATACGGAGGGCAGTCCTTGCAAGTGAACGAGGCGATGGCGCGTGGCCTGGCGGTAGTGATGAGCGATGTCGAGCCGAACCGGAGCTGGCCGATCATCCCGGTCCCTACCCGGCCCAGTGGCAACGTGCGCACTCCGAGCGGACGGATACCTTTGGCCCAAGTCTTGACCCGTCCCTTTAGGGAGATACTAAAGGATCTCGCAGACCCCGAGACCCTCCATACACATCAGACCGCCTCGCTGGAATGGGCACGAGCCAACACCTGGTCGCAATGGCTGCCGAAGATTCGAACCTTGCTTGCCGGTTAAGTGGAAACGCCTGTCGGACATCGCGTCTAAGACCTCAGACTCCTTCCTCTGTGCGCGCTGTCTTGAGCCAACCGCCTTCGAGGATTGCTGGACTGTGGTTCCTCTGAGCACCGAGGGCTGCCAGATGCTCCAGGGATACATACACTGTGGGACTTGCGCGAAGACTCCCCCAATGAAAGCCTGGCAAGAGGCCCATGACAAAGATCCGCATTGATGCCTTCGCGTCTCAGCCTCATTATTTTGATCACCTGAAACCAATCTGGGATGCTCTCGACGCCGAAGGCACGTTTTTTGTCACTCCAGGCGCAGGTCGTCCAGGCGAGCGGGTGGCGGCGCTGATGCCCAACGGCGTGCCCACGATCGTGGCCGGGTATCCCGACTTGAAGCGGATCAGGGGACGCCCGGCGATCTTTGTCGAACACGGCATTGGGGAGACCTACGGCGACCATCATCCCCATTATTCCGGTGGCTCGGGGCGAGAGATGATCAAGCTCTTTCTTTGTCCAAACGAGCGCGTGGCCGAGGCCAACCGGATCTACGACGCGCCTTCGGTGGTGGTGGGGAGTCCTTGGGTTGAGTCGTTGCCCAAACGCAAGATCGAGGTGGTGGACCAGCCCAAGGTAGTCGTGTCATTTCATTGGGATTGCAGGGTCTTTCCTCAGACCAGGACCGCTCTCTATCACTACCAGCCTTTCTTTAGCTCATGGCGGGGAGTCATGGGCCACGCCCACCCCCGAATAGCAGACCGAGCCGAGCGTCTGTTTGCCAAAGCAGGGATAGGGTTCATTCGCGAGTTCAATGATGTTGTCTCCTGGGCCGACGTCTATGCAGTGGACAACTCATCGACGCTCTTCGAGGCCAAGACATGCGGACTGGACGTGGCTGTGCTCGACGCTCCCCATTATCCCCCCGAGGAAACCGGGTTTCGATTCTGGCGCTACGCCGACATCGGACCACGGATTCAGACTGGCGACCAACTAGAAGAAGCGGCATTGCAAGCCAATCACCAGAGGGCAGGTTATGATGGCACCGAGATGATCGCCGAAATATTCGGGACCGTCGAAGGATCAGCCGCTAGAGCAGCTAAGGCGATCAATGACAACTTTGGGCCCGAGGGCAGTACACAGCCCGCCGCTTCACGCTCCCAGCCGTCCCAACCTTCTCTCTTCGGTAGGGACTGAACCCCGTCCCACCGAGGGCCGTTGGCAGATGGGCATCGCCTATCAGCCGGAGCGAGACGGCACTGGAGGCTCCGGTTCGATAGACCCCTGTGGTGAGGTGGGATCAGGCACTAAGACGATCACCGCCTCGCCGGGAATTGTCGAGTGGGACCCCTACATCATTTGGGTGGGCGACCAATGCACCACTCTGGGAACCGACCCTGACGAGCTCAAGGCTCGAGCCATCCGGCATCTTGAAGCCCAGACCTCTCATTTGATCGAGGCAGCCCTGTGGACCAACGTCATCGACGGGGCTGACTTCGGTGGTAGCCACCCCAACGTATCGCTGTCCGATGCCTCGATCTATCCCGGCGACCCGGCGGGCGGGACCCCAATAACCACCCCCAACGCCTTCGACTCGGTACCCCCGGTCTCCGCGTTCAAGACCATGATCGAAGCGCTCTCGGACGCGCTGGGAGGGACGCGGGGAATGATCCATGTCGAGAAGCGTATGATCCCGTTCCTGGCGTTCTACGGTCTGGCAATCCAATCGGGCCAGCGACTCGTCACTACGCTCGGCGATCACATCGTGGTCACTGGCACCGGCTACACCGGCAGCTCGCCAGAAGAAGACGCGGCGTCGGATAACTATTCGTGGATCTACGGCACCTCGATGGTCGAGGTGCTGATGACCGAGATAGAGGTATTCACCGACTTGGCCGGCGCGGTGAATCGGGATACCAACCTGATCGAATATCGGGCCGAGCGGATGGCGCTTGCCCATTGGGATCGTGCGATCCACATTGGTGTTTCGGTGTGTCTTGAAGACCCGGCGCTCGATTGCAGCGATATTGGTTCCTAGAAAGGTAATGTGAGGAAGTAATGGCAAGTACTCAATATGGCTGTTATCAGTCACTTGACCTCTGTGCGGTAAGGGCATCGACGCTCGACTCCGATGGTTCTGCTCCAGCAGGGCCTACGGTGAACGGCGCCGCCTACAACCTGCGACCCATCTCTCTGGGACGGTCTCCGGTTGTCTCGGCGGGTGAGACCTTCGAGCAACGCGACGGTTGTGGACGGATCTGTGTCTCCATCACCGATGCCGACGTAACCACCTCCGAGACTCTGACGCTGACGCTTTGCCAGCTCGACCTCGAACTGATCTCGATCCTGACCGGCGCCGAGATCCTATTGGACGGCTCGGCCAACGCCATCGGCATCGAGGCACCCGACCCCGGCGCCGATGCTCCGATAGTCGAGTTCAATTCATGGACCAAGGCCTTCGACGGATCGAGCCAGGTCGCCGCTCCCCGAGACTTCTACCATTGGGTATGGCCTCGAACGCAGTGGAACATCGGGGACTGGACCATCGAGCGCGGCATTCTCTCTATCGTGATCACAGCGAAGGCAACGGCGAACGCCAACCTGGGCTCGGGGACATTCAACGATCTGCCCGGCGCAGGGATTCAGCAGTTCTTCGGTGTCTTCCTGGCATCCGACATTCCCGACCCAGACGTTTCGCCATATAGCGATGACGGTCTGTCTTGCGGGTTTGTTGATACTCCAGCCAACGCCAGTTAATGGCTTGCGCTTTCGATAGCGCCTTCGATTCTCCCACCGGGAACGGTGCGTTCTGTATTGGTGCCGCCGCTGTTGTTAGACGGGTGATGCGTAGTCGTCGGTTCGGCATCACTGCTGGGCTGTTCCGATGATCTGTGCACCCTGGATCTCCGAGGCCGAGCTGATCGAGTGCGAGACGGTCGATGGCGCAACGACGGCCATCAATGAGCGGATGATCACCGCCACCTCGGAGATCCTCTACGCCCTCTCGGGTCGCCAATTCTCGGGCTCTTGCACCGAGACAGTCAGACCTTGCGCCCAGGGCGGGGCGCTTCCCGGTTTCGCCTGGAGCCGTTGGACCTATCCCTGGGTAGCGATACGGAGTGGGGGGACCTGGCTCAACCTGGGCCCGGCGTGTGGCTGCCATATCTCTTATGACTGCGCCTGTAAGGGTATCCCCGAGGTGTTCCTTGGGCGTTCGGACGTAACCGAGATACTGGAGATCAACATCGATGGCGTGGCCTTGGGTGCTGACAACTACCGGCTCGATCACGGCAGCAAGATAGTGCGCACCGACGACAACCTGTGGCCGTGTTGTCAAGATCTCTCAGAGGACATCGGCGCTACCGGGACCTGGTACATCGTACTGGCCCACGGCCTAGAGCCCCCGCAGTCGGGCAAGAACGCCGCCGCCTCGATGGCCACCGAAATGGTCAAGGCTTGTGTCGGGGCAGACTGCCGCCTGCCCCAGCGGGTAACCAACATCGTCCGTCAGGGGATCTCGATGACGCTGCTTGATCCCCAGGAGTTCTTGGCCGAGGGCCGCACCGGGCTCTACGACGTGGACCTGTTCATCGCCGCAGTCAACCCCAACGGCCTCCAGCGCAGAGCAACCGCGTGGAGTCCTGAGGTGCGGGGCAAGGGACGCCGGGTGGGCGTGATCGGATCGTAGATCTCTCCTCTCTCAAGGATGAGATAGCAGTCTCGGCTCGGCGCAGAGTAGAGCGGGCTACTGCGGCAATGACCGACGACATCAAACGGGCGACACCTGTCGGGGAGACCGGCGAACTGCGACGACGCACCGGCGTGGCGATTGTTGCTGCCAGCGCGCGACAGGTCCGTGCTGAAGCTATCGCCGATACCGACTATGCCGCCTTTGTGATTGAGGGCACGCTGTTTCATCAGATCCGCCCCAAGAAACCTGGCGGAGTGTTGGCGTTTAAGTGGCCAGCAAGAGGACCGGGAACCTTCTTCTTTGCCAAAGTGAACCATCCCGGCAACGACGCCAACCCATTCTTCGAGCGTATCGTCCGCCGCTGGCAGCAATACCTAAGGAGTAGCGCTTGACAAGCAGACCCGTTCTTAGTCAAGTCATCGACAGGTGGACGGGCTATCTTGGGAAAGCACAATGACACAAACTCAACGCTCGGTCGCAGAGATCTACGCCCTACTGGCCGACAACATCACCGAAGACGTCTCGCCTCAGGATCATCGCGACTCCTTGGCGACCTGGCGGATGGGCCACGGTCAGATCTATGTGCCCGCCGCGGCGTCGGCACCGATTATCATCAACAACACCGACGACTACTTCGAGGCGATCGACCCGGCGTGGACCCTGAGCGCTGATCCCCACTTCTTCGATGAGTCCAGCGGCAATGGGCGTCTCACCTACATCGGTCTGGCGCCAGTGACGCTGCATATCGCGTGCACCATCTCAATGACGTCTGGAAACAATAATCAGGTGACCCATTGGCGGCTCGGAAAGAATGCCGTCCCTGACGAGGCCAGTGAGGTACAGCGCAAGATTGGCACCGGGGCCGATGTCGGATCTACCGCGTTGCACCTAATCGAGGCGATGTCCCAGGGTGATTATCTGAGTCTGTGGGTGCGCAACGCCAGTGGTGCCAATGATGTCACCCTGGAGGTAGCCAACCTCCAGGCAATGACAATGCCCGCATGACCGGCTACGACTCTGGGTATGACTCGGGGTACGGACCATCACCCATGCCGCCTGGTGCCTTCATCGGGGGCGATGCTGGGATGGTCGACTTCGCCACCGCCATCCTGGTCCGACTCCAAATCGTCCTAGACCTCGAAACTTCAGCGGTGACCGTCGGCGAGCCTGCCGCCTCCGATGATTGCTCGGCGGTCTATGTCTGGGCCAGGGAGATCTTTGACTCTCCAGTAGGCGTGGTGGAAAGAGGCGACGCCGCCGGGTGCTTCTACCGACGGGCCTATGAGTTCGGCTATCGGATCGACATCTGTCTCGATATCCACGACGACGGATCGGAACTGACCTCTACTGAGTCCTTGGCGTTGGCGGTTGAGCTCTACGACCTATGCGATGCCGCCTGGTGTACTCTCGCTCACGGTGCGTCGGATGGGACGCTGTTTGATATCGACTGCGAGGACATCATCATCGGTCCATTGGTGATCGGTGAGCCTCGAGGCGATCGTGTCAGCGCCACCGGGTCGCTTCGTGTAACGTGGCCTTGCAGCCCGGAGGGATCGTGAGTTGGTACGAAGTCCAGACACCGCACGACCACATGAGGCGAGGAGATATCGTCTACCTCGAAGACACCGAAGATGTAGAGTTGCGAGTGATCAAGGGTCACCTGGCCCCGGCAGAAGAGCCCGAGTGGGCAGAGGAGAATGCATGGAAGACGCAGTCGCAATCGAAGAACTGACTGAGGCGATCCGACTCACCCAGGAATACGTCGGCGATCAGCTATTGCCACCCAAGGAGGGGTGGTCTTGGTTTGACGCTCTAACGAAGTATGCACCATGGAAGCTGGAGCAGCCGAGTGAGGACTACGACTTGGAGGCAATGGCCTGGGTCATCATCGCCAACGCCCACGGCGGTGATTGGGATTCAGCCTCCGAGGAGTGGCGTAATGCTGCTCGAAAGTGGCGTGATGAGTACCACGCCTCCTTTTTGTCGGATGTTGAGGTGCCTGTATGAGCGAGGGCATAACCTTTGACCCGATGGGCACCGTCACCATCACCCTTGACGACAAGGAGCGCGTGCTACGCCGTCCCAAGCTGCGCCAGTTCCGCCATCACCGCGACCAGATCCGCTCTCTAAGTGCGAACGCAATGGACACGTTCAAGGCGATGCAGGACAAACTGGAGGGTCTCAAGGAGGGCGGTCCGGCGTTTGAGAAGTTGGCTGGCGAGATCACCGAGATATCCCGCAACTCATTCTTGCTCACCTCGGTACCCTGGCTTAAGGCGGTATTCGAGGACCTCGGCGACCCCTTACCCGAGGACCACGACGACTGGCCTGCCTGGCTCGCCGCCGACCAGACCATCCCCACCAAGATCATCGAGCACTGGCGCACCGTCCCTTTAGCCCCTGGCGCCAAGGGGACGAACTAACCCTCGAGGACCGTCTGTCAATCGAGAACCGTCCACCGTCCAAACTTGACGGGATCGGATGGAGCGCCGACGCCGACCTATACCGGGTGCTGTTGAGAGTCGGGATCAGCCCCCCGGTTGCCGACGAGATGGAGCTGTGGCAACTCGGCGCCCTCCTCGGAACAGACGAAGACCGTACCGAAGGGATCGACCCTGAGCTGTGGGCACGCGAGCGTGACTCACTGAAGGACCGGGCGGCGGCAATACGGGATGAGGGACGTGGCGAAGACAAGCCTGTCGAAGAGACTGACATCACCGACATGGTGATGAGCCAGATGGGGATAGTCCCTGGCTAATCTGAGGCACTATGGCAATCCGTGAAGAGCTGGTTTTCGACTTGTCCCAGGCTCTATCCCAACTCGATGACCTGGAGCGTCAGCTAGACGCGCTGATTCAGCCGATTGTCATCCCGGTAGACGTAGAGACCGATCAGGCACTCGACCAATTGCGCCGCGACATCCGAGCAGCCGACGCCGATGACATTGATATCGACGTTGACGTGGACGGCGTTGCCCGGGCTGAGGATGAGTTCGAGGAGTTGCGCCGTGAGGTTGACAAGACCGACGACGAACTACGAAAGGTAGAACGTCAGGCCAAGGCAACCGGCGATGACCTGGAGCGGGCCGGGAAGAAGGGCAAGGGCGCATTCAGCGGACTGACCAGAGGTGTCCTGGCGTTCGGCGCCGCGCTCGGTGGGATTGCGGCGCTACGTGGACTAATCGGATTCTTTGGTGATGCCATCGACTCAGCGTCGGACCTCGAAGAATCCACCTCCAAGGCCCAAGTCGTCTTCGGGTCATTCTTCGATGATATCCAGCGGTTTTCCACCACCGCTCCGCAAGCCTTAGGTCTCGCCAACTCGGCCGCCCTGGAGTTCACCGGTACCTTCGGCAACCTCTTCGTTGCTCTCGGACTCTCCCAGCAAGCCGCCGCCGACTTGGCTCCCGAGATCGTCCAACTCGGGGCCGACCTTGCCTCGTTCAATAACATCGAAGTCACCGATGCGCTGGACAAGTTGCGCGCTGGTCTGGTCGGGGAGGCCGAACCACTCCGTGCCTTGGGGGTCAACCTCACCGCGGCCACCACCAATGCCAAGGCTATGGAGCTGGGGCTTGTCGATGTCAATGGTGTCATTACCGAGGCGGCCAAGGTACAGGCCCGCTACGCGCTCATCCTCGAGCAGACTGCCACCGCGCAGGGGGACTTTTCTCGCACCTCCGAAGGGTTAGCAAACACACAGCGCACACTCAACGCAGAGCTTGAGAACTTCAAAGCCGCGGTAGGCGAGGCCCTGGTCCCGGCGTTCGAGGCGATCCTTGCCGCGGCCCCGGCGGCGCTGGAGTTGCTCGAAGATATGATCCCGATCCTCTCTGACCTGGCGACTGGCTTCGCCGACGCGGTTGAAGATGGGGAGGGATTTATCGACTTCATGAGGGACCTTGCGACAGCCATCGGGGCTACCTCCGATGTGATTAGTGGTTTCGGTGGGTTCATCGGCGGCACGTTCGCCGGGCTTGAGGATCTAACCGAGCTCAGAGTCGATAAGGCCTTCGACTCCTGGACCGAGGCTATGGAGGATTTCGATCAGACCTTCACCAACCTCAGTGTGCGCAAGATCAAGAACACATTGATTGCTGATCTTGCAGAGATTGATGATCCGATTCGGGCGCTGGTTGAGTCCATCGAGTCACTGCAATTTCTCGATCTAGACATCGATCAATTCGCTTCGACCGTGGAACGCCTCTTTAGGATCGCCGGGGTCGATGGACCGGAGGCGGCGAGAATCTTCGGGATTCTGAGTACCAGAGGTGGCGATTTCGCTTTCACTGCCGATCAGGTAGCAGTGCTCGACGAGGCGATGCGCCGGCTCTTCGGGGGTGTGCGAGGGTTTGCCCCGCCACTAGACGAGTTGAATCTGTCGATGCAAGCCGTCGGTGCTACTGCCTCTGATACTGCGGGCGAGCTTGAAGAATTCGCCCGGGCTGGCAGCAAGATTCGCGATGCCGATATAGACGGGATCATTGCCGATCTCGAAACCCAATTCGATCGACTTCCCGACGCTCTCGATGGTGCCGCCGCCGCCTTGCGTGACGAAGAGAACAAGATCGTTGAGGACTTCACCGATTTCCTGGATAACCTCACCGAAGAACTGGAGGCCCGCGAAGCCTTCGTTACCGATATTGTAATACTCCGCGCCCTCGGACTCGATGATTTGGCTCAGGTGTTCACTGAAGCCGGACTTGAGTCGGCCGCCGCCCTCGCAGACGCGATAGCCAATCCCGAGGAGGCGCGCCGGGCCGAGGCCCAACTCGAGGAGTTCGCCACAAATCAGGCCGAGACATTCACCACCACGTTCCTGTCCGCGATAGATGACTTCATCCCGCCCGACGGCTTGAGAGTCCCGGTCAATATCATCGCCGAACTGGAGGGGCTGACCCTCGGCGGGTTCCTGCCCGCGTTGGAGAACCTCGTAATCCCAGCAGTCGGAACTGGAGCAGGGGGTCAAGTCGTGGTTAACCAGTTCTTCGACAATACCCCGAGCCCGACCACCGAGACCACCCGGGCCGCCCAAGAAGCAAGCTCACTAATAAGATGAGGTTTCCGTGGTAGCTGTATGCGATGACTTGCATTTGGGTGGTTCACTCTCGGCCTCAGGACTGACCGGAGGGACGTCGATCAACTCGACCGCCCTGGCGGTTGCAGACTGGTCACAGATCCTCGGGTCGGCAGGGATGTCAGGAAGAGTCCAGGTCATCAACGGGCGTCCCGGGGGGGTGATTTCGGGGGACCTCTTAGGCAGGGAGCGTTACCCGATCCTTTCTATGCGAATCACCGACTTGGATGATGCCGGGGGATTGACTGAGCCGACCCGCTACGAGCAGAAGGTAGTTAACACCGATGTGTTCCTGGGATTGATCACCGACCCGGATGGGCAATATCTGGAGCTGGACATGCCCGATGGGAGCTTGCGCTTTATCCATGTCCGCAATCTCGGTCCTGCCCCGATCATCCAACCACGACGCTCGCGCACCATTCGGGTGCCGTTGGTCTCGACCTTCTCCTACTGGAAGGCCGGAGGCCAGGAGTCCACTCAGATCATCGACGGCGTAGACCTGATGGCCTTCGCGGGGAACCGCGAGGTGTATGACGCGGTGCTGGTCTTCGCTGGCGACGGAACCTTTACCCATGACGATCTGGGGTGGTCGATCGAGGTCACCGGCTCAGGCGCCCCAGTGACCGTTGACCTCGGAGCGAGGACCGTGACCGAAGGAGCGGCTATTGCGCGCAACCGTATCCGCCGGGACTCGCGCAAGTGGGGTTGGTTTGTGCCCGGGGCGAACAACGTGACCACCGATGTCTCGGTGGTAGTCACCTGGCGTTCAAGTCGTGCCTGAGATCTGGGCCGAGATCTGGACCCGCCCCGGCGATGCAACCTTCGGGCGGGTGATAGACGAGGCCCCCACACCGTCAATGACCTGGCATGACGGGGTGAATCTGGTGGGCGACGGGTCGATGGCAATCGCTGAATCCTTCGATCGGTTCGATGAGATCCTCAAGGTTGACCAGGCCACTCCGGCCAACTCGGTTAAGTCTGTGGTGCGTCTCTTCTCCGAAGGCTCAACAACGCCGTTCTTCGAGTGGTTGCCCAAGTCGATCCTACCCACCACCGACAAGGCGGATCTCAACGTAGACGTGGCAGGGAAGGGCATCAAGTCAATCCTTTCAGACGCACGGATTGAGGCTTTCGACTGGGACGGCTCGGTTAACTTCGTGCCTCAATTCCCCGACTGGATCTATGGCGGTCGGAACATCCTCCAAAACGGCGACATTGAGAACAACGGCGAGCGGCCCACGGTCTTCGAGTTGTGGAACGACGGCGCTGGCGGGGATACGTTCACTCTCGATGACGGGGTGGACTTCACCGCGGCGATCGCCTGGGATGCCGCGCCCGGGACCGTTGAAACCAGGCTGGAAGACGACATCACGTCTTACGACGACGTGCTGGTGACTGGCGCCGGTACCGAGGACGATCCGTGGGTGATCGAATTCGTCACCCCACACATCTTCTCGGTAATCAGCCTGGGTGTGGTGGACACCGGGATGACCTCGACCTTAACCGTGCTCGTGTTCGGAGCTACCACCCCGACCGGCTGGACGAAAAGCCAGACCATCTCCCGCGGTGTTCCTCAGATCTTTGGTGAGTACGACAGCTTCGTCATCTCCACCGCCCAGGCCCACTCAGGCACCCAATCGTTGTTCATCGACCCGGCCGCGATCGGACGACGATACGCGGGTACCCAACAAGTGGTGGCGGTCAAAGAGGGCGGGACCTACCAGGCATCGATCTGGGTCTACCCGACCGCAGCGGCGACAGAGTTCCGATTCATCATCCGGGGCATAGATGAGGACTTTATTGCGTCGGACACCGGCGGGCTCGGTGGCACCTCGTATCCGGCGAACCAATGGTCGGAGGTCACCATTCCGGATCTGTTGATTCCTGAAGGCAAGGATCAGGTGATATTCCGGTTTGCCAACGTGGACGCCACTGGCAACCCGGCGGGGTTTTATGTCGATGATGGGGCATTGAAAGAGGGCCAAGCAGTCGCCACCATCGGCAAGATCCTCGGCGATATCTACGACGACGCCACCGCCGACCATTCTCCGGCCCGACTGGTGTGGGAAGATGAGGCCAATCCGGGCACGCCGTATTTGACGATCGACTTCAGTGACGCTCTCGACTCGAACGGGGAGCCGTGGTTCCATAACGATATCGAGATCAAGTTGTGGATGCGTCAGACCTATCTTCACGTCATGGGTCGGGTAGTGAATACCTGGGGCTATGAGTGGCGGATTGTCCCCAACGACACCGAGGCGGGGACCTGGCTGTGGCAGGTCTACAACCCGGGCACCATGAAGACCGACTACACCGCGGCACAAAGCCCGGCGATCCAGGGTGGCGCCGAGGACATCCGCCGCTCGATCGCCCGGGTGCTCCCGCCGGCAACCGATCATCTGGTAGAGGGCACCGACAGGATCACCGCCCGATACCGTGACTCCGACCTGACCTCTGCGCTAGGTCTAAGCGAAGGGTCAAGACTCGATCGCGACCTGCCTGGCAAGGTCGCGATCTTCGATGCTGCCTTCGAGGACTCCCTGGCCTCGCTCACTGGAGGCGTGGTGTACATCTATGACCTCACAGACCCCTCTGAGATGCCCCTGGTGGCCTACCTTGTTGGTGATCTGCTGACTATCCACGATCCCCCCGAAGTCGAAGACGAGGCCCGTCTTACTGATGTGGTCGGAACCGCCACCGCCCACGAAGTAATCATCGGGGTCCAGTTCACCCCGGCGACCGAGGCCGGATCGTGAGACCCCGCGTATTTGGTGAGGCCCTGGTTGTCCATGAGGTCAACAAGCTCATCGATGCGTTTGAGTATCCCGACGAGATCGGCGGCGGCGGCGTGGTCGTAGGCGGCGGTGGCGGTGTGCCCACCATCATGCTCGCAGCGTCTAACTCGACAGAGATTTCCAAGTCAAAGGCCGACAGGACTTGTACGGGAACCGATGATCATGTCGAGATTCAGGCCGCTCTTGACTCTCTACCCTTCGGCGGCGGTCGGATCTTCTTCACTGAAGGCGAATTCCACCCAGACTGGGACAAGATCAAAATTCCCAATTCGGGCAAGATCACACTCCAGGGCGTGGGGATGTCCACGCGCTTCGATATGAATGACACCAACCCCACAACCGGGACCGGGCCAGTGATCGAGGTCGTGGTCGGGAATGGTCAATGCCGGATTAGGGACCTTTGGATCGAAGGCCCAGAGAACGGTACCCCTACTCAGGTCGCTCTGAAATTGGCTGGTGGCGGCGATAAAGTCACCGACGTTCTTATCACTACGTTCCAGGGCGATGGTATTCAGGTGGTCTCGGGTGGCGGCGATACAGTGATCGAATCTTGTTGGATCGAAGCATCCTTTGGTTCGGCGATTACTATTGATACAGATCGCGTTCGGATCAAGGATTGTTATCTGTTCTCCGATAGCTCGTCGACAGATCCGGTAATAGAGCTGGCGTCATCGGCACTCGACGCTGCTATTTCGGGCTGCTATATCACTGGCGGCGGCGATGGTGTGGGCGCCTTGGGTGGTAATGACGGTCTCAAGATCTCGGATTGCACTATCTTTGTCGGGGGAATCGGCGTGGCTCTCATTGGTGCGACCCTTACTAAAGTGACGGACAATCTCATTGTCTTGTGCGGCGAACAGGGCATCAGCCTCGTGGACTGCCAAGGTGTAGCGGTTGCCGATAACACCGTTTACGCCTCGTCCCGAAATGCAACCAACACCTTCGATAACATCATCGTAGACGGCGACTCGGCGCGTAATTTCATTCACGACAACACCCTGGTGCTCCCCTCCTCGGGCCCGGTTCCCCGCTATGGAGTCAATATTGCGACTACCGACGAGTGCAATATCGTGGTGGGCAACGATCTCGGAGACCCCGATGACTACGGCACCGACGCACTGAATGACAACGGCGCCAATACCCAGCTCTTCTGGCCCAACGATGCCACCTATGGTGACAACTTTACCGATTGCGGTACAGGATCGTGAGACTCGACTGGCTCGCTGACGAACTTCGTGCCGCTGGGTTGACGGTTATTGAGCATGACGGGTGGGAGACCCGCACCATGCGACCCTTCGACCAGTTCATGCCCGTCGGATTGTTGAATCATCACACTGCCGGGTCGTCGGTCCTCACCAACTATCCCGACCCGCCCTACTGGTCGAACAGGAGACTGGAAGCCTCCTGCAACATCACCATTCGCGGTGACGGCACCGTCGCCGTGTTGAACGCCGGATGGGCCCACGACTCCGGCAACGGCGACAAGAAGGTGTTGGCCGCGGTCCGAGCCGACAGGGCGGCACCGAAACCATCCGACACCTACGTCGACGGTAAACCGGGTGGGGTGAACCCTGGTGTTTCAGGGAACCGGTATTACATCGACATTGAGGTCCAGCACCTCGGCAACGGCGATCCGATTGTACCCGCCCAACGAATGGCTCTCATCGCCACTAACGCTGTGATTTGCCGTCACATGGCTTGGGACCCTCGCTTCCGGCTGATCGGCCACCGGGAATGGACAAGACGCAAAGTCGATCCCCGGTGGGACGGGTCCGCCAACCCGATGCCCCAAATCCGTCAAGACACCTTGAATACAATGGAGGACGAAATGACAGTATCAAGCTGGGCACAGGCGTCATGGGATTGGGCGAAAGCCCGATTCTCGTGGTCGTCAGGTCCCAAAGAGGTCGTGACCGTGGAACAGCTCATGGTGTTCCTGAAACGCTACGACGATTCCCGACAAAGCCCGGCAGCGACCCTCACCGAGGACGATGTGAAAACGATCATTAACCAGTCGTCTATCCGGGCGCCACGCTGACCATGTGGTGGGAGACTATTCCGGGGTTGCTCGTCCTTTGGGCGGCGGCCCTGTCTGGACTCCTCTATCTGGCGTCCCGGTTGTGGCGTGCTCTCAGATTCACTCAACAGGTCTCCGCGGCAGTCGGGAGACTGATCTTGATCGGGACTACCGACAGGTGGCCCAACGGAGCCAAGGACCTACCCGACGCAATGAACGAGATCTACATCCGGCAGGGGCAAACGCATGAACTCCTCGAGTCGTACATCGTTGCCCATCGTACCGACCACCAGCTGCCCGGCGCTCCGCGATAGTCGTCGGCTGATGACCTAGACTATCGGTATGTTCACCTGGCGATTCTGGCGAGAGACCTTGGAACGGGCCGTTAAATCCGCCGCACAAGCACCGTTGATGGTGTGGGCGGTAGGGGACGGTGTGCTCGATGCCTTCACTATGGACTACCAGCTCGGGCTGGGTGTGGCCTTGGGTGGTGCAGTGTTCTCGCTGCTCACCTCGATAGCTACCGTCAAGCTCGGAGCTACCGACTCACCTTCGGCAATCGATTAGACGGCTCATCGCCGCGCTACTGGATTTGGCGACCGCTATCGATCGCCTGGCCTCTGCGGTAGAGCAACTGATCGCCGCGGTGACACAAGCGAGTCGTGAGACCAACACTTTCAGGCATCGTGAGCCGTAGGAACTGGCGTCATTGGGCCATCGCGATTCCACCCGGCGTAGTGCTGGTCTTTTTACTCCCGATGTTCGCCGGCTGGAGTCTCGGCTAGACAACCCTGTCCTCATGGTGTAACATTACGTTACATAGCCAAGGAGGGCCATGTCATATTCAGACGACACCGCAGCCTTTATGTTCGGTGGTCTCGATGAGAAGACCGAGACAGTCGTGCGACACATCATCCACAACGACGGGATGAGCGCCGACGAGATGATGGCTTGTGTTGCCGAGTACGAGGAGGAATGGGACAGCGTGTTGATTACCGAGCGCAAGGATCTAGCCGGGGCTTTCAGGACCGCCTACATGGTCGAGTTGCGCGGTCCCGGCTCCGGTGGAGAACGCCGGAGCGAATCGGAGCGAGGACCGCAGGCAAATCGTAGCCTCCGAGCTGGGAGGTTGGTGTGAGCCTCGACGCAGATGGCGACCGCTGGTGTGATCATTGTTGGGACAACCCGGCAACCATGACTCGCATTGTTGACGGTCGCTTACAACACCTATGTGAGGAATGTGAGAGGGCATCGTGGCTAGAAAGGGTGGCGAGATGACCGAGATCGAGATCGCCGCTGCCGAGTGGGTGCGGGCCTATGAGCGTGCCACGCCGTCGCGCCATCCCGCCTATTGGGCCGCGCACTACATCGAGGACCGGATGCTTGGATCGGTCCACGCACCGCCAAAGAGAGACCTCGCTAAGACGGCTTTCATCTTTCTAGCGCCCTTCGGGTACTGCACCGAGCTCACCGATTCATTCTTTGTCCGAGACGCCCAACGCCACCTCGAAATCACCCGCATATCGGTAGACGGGAAGGGGATGCGCCAGACCTCATGGACGCTGGCTTACTCCATTGCAGACGACGGCAAAGTGACATTCCCCTGGCCCGCCCGCAAGACCCACCCAGCCGATGTGATTGTCGGAGTTTGTGAGGCAATAGGTCTGTGTCGGCTTAGCGCTGGCATGACCTATGAGTTCGATGAGGTCTTCCGAGGAGCCTTGGTACTGGCAGAGAGGAACCTATGAGCGACCTATCAGACGCACTCAAACGATACGACCGGGGTGACTACACCGTTCGGTCACAAGTCCGCAATGACCGAGATTTGTTCGTGGAGGCGGCGAGGCGATGCGTCAATCCCGACATCAAGTCGGCAGTGCGTGCTTACGACGAAGCACCTATTCCGATGTTAAAAGAGGACTTTGTGCGACGGATCGTTGCTGCTGCACAAGGTTCAGAGAGGAACTTGTGAGCAATCTGGTGTGCCGAGCGCTTCCACTACTCACTTATGCCCACGTTTTCAGACACGACAGGGTGAACCATGTAGTGGTGACAGCTAAGGTCAAGGTGCGGCGTAATGGACGCCATAGGGTGCTTTGTGGACCCCGTGTGGATGAGACATTCCAGCGGCGTGTTAGTACTGGCACCGTTGCCTCACCTGTGACCTGTGACAAGTGCCTGAAATCTATGACCGGGATCGTGGATTTGATGGAGCGGGCAGAGAGAAACCTATGAGCGAGATGACAACTGCACAGGAGGATCAAGCCGCCGATGCGATGCTGGAAAGCCAGATCGCTGAGTGGTGCCATGAGCGCCTAGGGTTGCCGGTGAATCGCCCAGACTTCGAGGAACATCCGGACCTCGACCCACCGACATGGTTCGATGATCGAGACGAGGTTGTCGCCTTCGCCCGGTGGTACTTCGACGGGTATTCCTCGGTAAGAATCAAGCTTGAGATCTTTGCTCTCTTCGCTTCGCCGTGGAAATGGAATGAGGAGTACGCTGGCTACAAGGCGGAGAACCCATGACCTCGTTGCAAATCTTGTCTGACACTATTGGGCTTGATCTAGAAGTCGCTGAGCCGTTGCGCGATGACATGAATCACCACTTCGCTACTGATGTAGAACCAGATCTTATCGCCGGTTTACTGGGCGAGTATGAGCCGATGTTGAAATATGGCCTCCGAGTGACGACGGCTGACATTCCTCTCGGCAATGAGCAGGAGCGGGTAGCGGCAAGGCTCGGCGCCTATGACGCTCAATTCCGAAAGTGGATCATATGAAACCTCTAGATGAAAAGGCAATACGCATGGTCGAGAATGGTCGGGTGACTGTCACCTGGACCGGCGACGAAGCCGGAGCAGGAACGGTTGACGGAGACACCGATACCTATCAGGTGCAGTTCTCACCGGCCGGTTACGTCTGTACTTGCGAGGCCGGGAGACACCATCGAGTGTGCTCTCACGCCATAGCACTGGAGCTGGCCGTGGCCTATGCTCTCGTATAAAGACCTCGCTAGACGCTGGGGTGTGTCAACCAACACCTTGCGGGTATGGCGACATCGCGGAAAGCTTCCCGAGCCTGACCTAGTGATAGGTCGAAGCCCGGGTTGGAACTTAGAAACCATCGAGAGAGTGGAGACTCAAGATGACCCAAGAAACCAAGACGACTGAGCTGATTCAAGAGATCCTTGAGAAGGTTCAGCAACTCGACAAGCTCACACCCACCGACGAACAGTTGGCCGATGCGGTTGGGGACGTGCGCAATATCGAAGTCCGTCTGGCCGATACCCGGCATCGGTGGGAATCGCTGACCTCAGAGATGGAGCCGGTACAGGACCACGATCCTGAGCGCCGCATCAACCAGGCCGAGCGCGCCGGCAAGCCGGTAGCGGTTGGCCAGCGATATGAGCTGGTCCCCCAATTCAAGACCGACCGCACATTCAACGAAGACGCCATTCTTGTTGATGTTCGTGAGGGCCTCGAGAAGTTGGCCGGGGCCGAGGTCTCACTAGAGCGCACCCTGCGCTACCTGGGGGAGAAGAAAGCCATCAAGGTCTCATGGCTGATCACCGGCCTCAGGGCGGCGTTGAAGCAATTAGAGATCCCACTACGCACTCAGTACCAGGAGATCGAGGCGGGCGAGGTCGGCGGGGCTCATGTCGGTGAATGGCAGAAGCCCAACGGTGTCAAGAGGGTTCCAATCAAGGAGGAAGAGGAATGAGCGAGGACCCAGCCAAGACGAGGATGAAGACCGAGTGGACGGAGGCTTTCGCCAAAGCACAAACTAAGTTCCCCACCATCGTCAAGACCAAGACAGCGACCATTCCGACCAAAGCCGGCGGGTCCTACTCGTACTCCTACGCGGACCTAGGGGACACCATCGACGCGGTGCGTCCAATCCTGGTTAAATATGGGCTGGCCTTCGCTCAATCCGCTATCACGTCAGGCGACAAGATAGGGATTGAGACCCGGATCTATCACACGTCCGGCCATGTCGAGGTCTTCGGGCCCCTCTACCTCCCCGCTGGGGGAGATGCTCGGGCCGCTGGATCGGCGGTGACTTATGCCCGTCGCTACTCGCTGACCGCTGCTCTCGGGATTACGTCCGACGAGGACGCAGACGCCGCCGGGGCTGAGACCCCACCAGACCCCCACAACCGAGCCTGGCAAGCCATTAGTGATGCCTTGGGACCAGAGGACGGGACGACCTATTTCAAGGCAGGGCTCGAAGCCTACGGCTTGATCAAGCGTGAGGACCGACTGAGCGAGGAACAGGCCGACGAGCTGATCGAGAAGCTGCCGTGAGAACCGTAACGATCGCCGCCAGGGATGCGCCACAACAGTTCAAGGACTCCGCGGACTTCGTTTGTGTCGAGGATATCCCCGATCACGTCACCTTTGCTCAGGCACTAGCTGCACTCGCTGAGGATGGCGGGAGACTGGTTCCGTATGGCACCTTTGACCTCACAACTGGAGAGGAAGAATGACAAATGAAAGCACCCCCGAGGTGGGCTCAGGGGTGCTACGATGTTCGTATGCGGCGAACGAGATTCATCATACCAGCAATCGCCTGACTCGCGAGTACCGGCTAGTAGCCGATGACTTCAAACCCGGATCTCACCTAGAGGCGGGCGATCTCGTAAAGCGACGGATATGTCCCTCAGAGCGATTAGAAGGCACTTCGGCGACCTCTCACTCCGAGCCGCACCAGCGGAGAGCCAGCGTTGACCACGATACGGTTGGAGATCTCAGTTCAAGGACTGATGGCATGAGTGAGTACCCGGCCCCGACATATCCAGAGCCAGAATGGGAACGGGCTATGCCCGAGAGTGTAAGATGATGTTACGATGGTAGGTGAACAGCAGTTGGATGCGGCAGCGGTCAAGGCGATCGACTCGATCAACCGGTTGATGTTTGCCGTGGACATAAAACTGGTAGCCAGCAACAAAGACCAGACTGTCCATCAACGCATGAACCAGATACGCCGGTTCGAGCGGTTGTGGAGACAACGAGTAAGGAGAACGCCATGACATCACAGAAAGACCGCATACTCCAAGCCCTGCGCCTGGAGCCGAGATGTGCCACTATCTTCCTTGATTGGAGGATCGGACGGGCTGCTGCTTGGGTCGGGGAACTACGACAAGAGGGCCACGACATCATTACCCGGCGCTGTCAGCTTCACATCCATGACAATCCCCAGGTCGTCTATGAGCTGGTCGATTCAGACCAGATGAGCTTGCTGTGAGAGGGCTACATCGGAAAGAGAAGCACGACGGGATATCGCTGCGAACACCACAGGGGAAGATTAGGGTGTACATCAAAGACGATCGGATCGAAATTGTGCACGAGACAGATAATCCCAATGAAGGCATGATACTTTCCGCAAGAGCTGGTAATTGGTTCTACGTCCGTGCTGTAGATAGGTGGCAATTGAGAAAGGAACAATGAGAGGTCTTATCATCGTCATCAACGGCCTGATCGCCGGCTTCGGAGCTTACGCCTATCTCAACGCCGAGACATGGGCCGGCTCTATAGTCATCGTCTTTATCGCTGGGAGCATCATCCTCTATGGAGAATCTATACGCCGTAGCCTTGGAGATGAACAGTGAGCGACCTGTCCCGCTCTTCTTCTCGTCGTGACCGTCTCCTGGCTGACGGCTGGGAGGATTGCGACACATGTGGCGGCGAAGGGTTTATCCTTGTTGATACCACTGTGGTGGTGGCAGGCCATGCTCACAGCTGCAACGGCGAGACCTGTGAACGGACCTGTCCCGTACCCGTGCCAACCCAAGGTCAGGAGCAGGAAGACTGTCCTGACTGTGTGGATGGCTTGGTGCCGAACCAACGGCAGGTCGAAGCGGCAGCCGTAGCATTGGCCGAACAGCCAGGGAGAACCGAATGAGCGACCTGCACGTCTGTGAAGTCTGTGGTGCGTTAGCTGTGGAGCACGACAACAACCGCTGGCCCATTCCGGCATGTTGTTCCGGTTGTCCATGCGGTATCACCGAGGACACCGGATGAGCTACAAATGCCGTATCTGTGGTGAGCCGTTGATTCGTGAGTGGTCCATCGGTCGGTGGGTATGGGCGCATCTTCGCTGGTATCGCCATGATCCTGTCCCTGTTTTCATGGGATACGACTTCGACCCTTCAGGAGACACCCAATGAGCGAGATGACTGTTAGCAATGTCGAAGCTGAGCCACAGTACGACCCTTACGGGAGATTGGTGTACAGCGAAACAGACAGAGAAGCCATCCGACAACTGTTGGACTCTGATGAGGCTCTCACCCCACCAGGAGACACCGAATAATGAGACTGTTGTGGGTTGCCGGTGGTCGGGATTATTCACATATCCCCGTTATGCGTGAAGCGTTGCGTCCTTACTTTGATGATGGCTGGTCGCTGATAACAGGGGCGCAGCGAGGGGCTGACCTGACCGCCGAAACCATTTGGCGTGGATGGGAAGGGCCGTATCAGGGTATCCCTGCCAGATGGAGCGTGAGAGGTCGTGGTGCTGGTCCTGAACAGAACATGCGAATCGCCCGTGACTACAAGCCCGACCTGTTGTTGCACTTCCCTGGCGGCAGGGGCACAGCAAGTGCTATCGAATGGGCAGAGAAGTTTGACGTTGACACTGCTGCTAGCGTCACCCCACCAGGAGACACCGAACAATGAACACACCCAACTTCGTAACGCGAGTGGACGACAACGAGAAGTTGACCCTGTTGGCGAGGATGCCAGGAGATTTGGATTGGTTCGATTGGGGTCCGATCACTGACGAGCAAAGGACGGTATTGATGGAGTGTGGGGTATTCGAGTTGATTGACCCACCAGGAGACACCGATGCCTAAATCCTCGAGAGAGGATATGGCTGCACTCAGGGCGCAAGCTCTAGAGAGAGATCAGGGATGTCGCTGGCCTTCGTGTGACCGAGTAACCAACTACAACAACCCGCTAGAGATGGCTCACCTTCGGCACCGGGGTATGGGCGGCTCGACCGAAGTCAACACTCTCGATGAGGTTGTCATGCTTTGTCGCATTCACCACAACTGCTTAGACGGACGTACCGGCTTGGGCACACTACGCTGGGAGCTTGGAGAGATGCTACGAACAGTAATCCTAGCGGATACTTGCCTTGGTTGATTAGGATGTTCCAGGGAAATGACCGACCCATCGACTGGACCGGGCAGAGTGTGCTTTGTTCTATCGCTGAGTACCGGCGACGCAAGTCAGACCGGGAAGGGGTCCGAGAGTAGCCTTTCGGGAGCCGCAAGCAGTCGCACTTGTTGGGTCGGTCATTCCTAATGAGATGTTGAGGTATGTCGTCACTCACCGCTAAGCAAGAGCGATTCTGTCTGGAATACGTTGTGGACTTCAACGCGACGCAAGCCGCGATCCGCGCTGGCTACTCGGAGCACACTTCCTACTCCATTGGCTGGGAGAACCTGAAGAAACCTGAGATTGCCAACCGTCTGGCGGAACTTCGGACCAAGGATGCCATTGCCACACAACTGACTCGGGAGTACGTCATAGAAGGGCTGATGGGGATCGCTGAGTACGGCGACAAGATGCTATCAGCACGTGTCCGGGCCTATGAGTTACTCGGTAAGCACCTGGCAATGTTCACCGATCGACTGGAGATCACCCAGATGCCTGACCAGGCGACAGTCCACGCTTGGATCGAAGCCCTAGAGGCAGACATTGCCGCAGCCGACAGTCAGTGACCTAGAGCGACTCGATGGCCTTCGGGAAACCTGGGAGCACGTCCAATCGCCGTTGCGTACTCTGCTACCGCATCAAATCCCACCGGCGATCATTGACGAAGGGTGGTTGATCCAGGCGGGTAGAGGCTCAGGCAAAACTGCAGCGATGGCGCAATACGTTACCGACCATGTGAACGGCGAGCGGTGCATCAAGGGGGACATGCCGCACAAGATGGCTTTGATCGCTCCGACTCTTGGCGACGCGGTGGAGTCCGCCGACCGTCATCCGGTATGTTTGCGCACCCTGAACCCGAAAGGGAAACTTCAGACCAAGCCAGGCGGGACCATTTTCACATTCGAGAATGGCTCGGAGATCAAGCTGTTCGGTACCTACAGTCGGCGGGATGTAGACCATCTCCGTGCCGGGGGCAACAACTGCCTCGTCTGGGTTGAAGAGCTAGCGGCTTGGCCCGAACTAGGTGAAGCATGGGACCAGATGCAGCTCGGGCTCCGTATCGGCCCCCATCCTCATTGGGTGGGATCGTCCACACCTAAGAGCCGGCCCAAGTTCCGCGAGATCGTTACCGATTCCCACCATCACATCACCCGAGCTCACACCGATGACAACCCTTATCTGGAGGAGTCATACCATCAGCGGCTCGACCGGCTTTTCGGTGGGACAGCCAAAGGCCGGCAGGAGATCGGCGGTGAGCTATTAGATGAGGTCGAGGGCGCACCCTGGAAGCGAGTGTGGATTGATGAGCATCGTTGGAAGGATGACGCACCGGATCTGGCGGTGGTCGCGGTTGGTATCGACCCTCAGGGCGGCGGCGAAGGCTCAGGTACGACAGGCATAGTGACCGCGGGGCGTACCACCGGCAACTGTCCCTGCGGTAAGAACCTGGAGCGCCTACCACATGCCTTTGTCTTGCGTGACGACTCTCTCTCGGCCTCGCCGGATGGCTGGGCTCGTCGGGCGGTGACAGCTTTCAACCAAACCATGGCCGATCGGTTTGCCGCGGAGCGTAACTTCGGTGGCGCGATGGTCGAATCAACCATTCGCACCGTCCTGCCCTCGGCACCGATTCACATGGTGGTTGCATCGCGGGGTAAGTCGATCAGGGCCGAGCCCATCGCCGCGCTCTACGAGCAGGGGAGGGTGCATCATGTCGGTTCATTTCCTGAGCTGGAGGACGAGATGACCACCTGGACCCCTGACGAGCCGTGGTCACCCAATCACATGGACGCCCTGGTCTGGGCCGTCACCGAGCTCGGCCTGCATGAGTCCGGCGAACTGACATCAGGTGTCGCTCAGGTCACAGCGGCTAGGATTCACTGAATGGCCTGCGGATGCAAATCAGCTAAAGCCGCCAATGCCCAAGCCCAGAAGTCCCAGCGCGTAGCCGAGTCAAACCGTCAACGCGAGGAGCGGGCCAAGGCTCAGGCTCGGATCAACGCGGCCCGCAAGAAATGAACCTTGTCATCCTGGCTCTGGCGGTGGCCCGGCTTACCCGTCTGGTGACTCAAGACTCACTCACCCAGAGGATCAGGGAATGGGTACTGACACGCTGGCCCGACGACTCCACCGAGTTCGGGGATAGCGAGGTAACCGAGCGCGGCACCGACGCCCTTGGATTCAGGACCGGCACCTTAAAGACGGGGCGGCAGGTGTTCCGAACCAGCGAGGCCTGGTATGCGGTAGACCCATACAAGTCGTCTGAGTTGTTGACCTGTGACTGGTGCTCCTCGATCTGGATTGGCCTAGCCGCGGCGGCGTCGCACTACTTCTATCCCGAGATCACATTCTGGGTAGCATTGCCCTTGGCGCTTAGCTTCGTGGCGGCATGGTTAAATGACTGAGATGTGCCCCCACGGTGACGAGACTTGTCCATGCCCCGACGGTGATCTCTGTCACTATGAGGGAGACGACCCAATGCGATGCCCCTTGATCGGATGTACAGAGCATGATCGGCTCTAACACTTCTTCAGCTTTGGTTGCATCGGCGGCACAACGCAAGATCCGCCGCGACAAGGTAGAGGGCACGGTCGGCGAGGGATGGCAAGCGCGGCTGTGGGAGATTTACGAACAGCTTGGCCCGGTGCATTACGGGGTGAGCTTCAAGCGCAACTCAGCGGAGAAGATCGATTACTTCATTGCCGAGGCAGCACATGACGACGAACCGGCACGCTCCGATGACCCCAAGGCAAACGAGGCTCTTGCCCGTCTTGGGGACATCACCTCGATTGTCTCCGAGTTCGTGGCTCAGGAGAACGTCGCAGGCGAGGGGTATCTGGTAGGCCAGGAGCGCGACGGGGTAGAGACTTGGGACGTGTGGAGCACCCTAGAGGTCAAGGCCGCCCAGCAGGCGATGAAGAGACATCCCGAAAGCGTTGAGCCGCTACGCGAGGACGACTTCCTACTTCGAGTCTGGCGACCGTCACCGAAGAATCACGCCGAGCCCGATTCTCCGCTTCGTTCGGTGCAGCAACAATGCGAGCAGCTCCTACTACTCAATGAGCAGATCGGCGCGGTGGCGATGTCCCGCCTGTCCGCCGGCTTGTTGCTGGTGCCGTCCGAGTTGAGCTTCGCCCGCAGCCCCGAGGAGAACCCGGACACCGGAGCCAATATCGAGGGCGACCCGTTCATGGACGAGATCATCCAGATCATGGTCAACCCGATTTCAGACAGTGAGTCAGCGGCTCGCGTAGCACCGGCGGTAGTTCGGGGCCCCAAGGACTACCTCAAGGAAATGCGTCAGCTCACGTTTGGGCGGGAGATCGACAAGACGTTTGCCGAGATGCGCGAGGAGCTTCTTCGACAGATCGCAGCGGGGCTGGACTTGCCACCCGAGATCATCCTGGGCAAGGCCGACCTGAATCATTGGAGCGCCTGGGACGTAGACGAGTCCGCCGCCAAGCTCCACGTCGACCCTGATGTGCTCCACATTCTCGACGGATTGACCCGGGGCTATTTGTGGCCGACACTGACCGGCGAGAACGACCAAGGCACAGCCATGATGTCGATGGAAGAGGCGCAGAAGTTCATTATCTGGCGTGACTACTCCGACCTGACCTCGCGCCCGATGAGTCTGAGCGAGGCTCATAACCTCGCCAAGGACAACATCATCACCGGCAATGAGGTTCGCGCCGTGGCCAATCTTCCTCGCGACGAAGAGGGCGAACTATCAGCGGCAGACATCGCAAGCCGGGCTGAGGCGGTAGGCGTCTACTACCGGGCAGGCTTTGAGCCAGAGGCGGTGCTAAGCGCCCTGGGCTTGCCTGCCATCCCTCATACCGGCGTGGCCCCGGTAACTATCCAGAGCGAGGCCGACGTAGACGATGTACCAGACGAGCCGCCCGCGGGGCCGGATAACGTAGACCGTGGCCCGCCCGGCCTGGTTGCATCCGTTCAGCCATTGACCGCGCTGGCGGACATCGACGCCATGCTGACCGCCAAGATCATCGAGGCCGCCGAGGCCGCGGCCCACCGCGCCCTAGAGAGGGCCGGCGCCAAGGTGAGGGCCAAGGCCAAGAAGGACCGCGAGCTCAGCGCCCTGATCGAAGCGGTAGCGAATGACAAAGTGACCCTGACCCTCGGGGAGCGACGAATCGAACGGCTCCAACTCACCGCCGACCAACTAGTACCCACTGACACCTTCGACCCCTTGGCAGCGCGGCTTGAAGGTCTGGTGGAGTCGGCCCAAGACGAGACCCGGGGCCAGCTCTCGTTGCTGTTCGGGACCGAGGTGGAAGAGAGTGCCGAGGAAGAAGAAGACCGCCGAAGAGGGATCTTTAACTTCATCGCTGCCCTGATCGGGCTGGTGGCGGCGCGTCTCTTCACCTCCGACCCAGACCTGGACCCAGCCGAGACCGGCGAGATAGGCGACAGCATCGCTTCAGGTGAGATCGTGTTCCAACTGCTGACCACCGCAGGCGGCACCCCTCCTGCGGCCTTTGCTCCCGACTCACCTCGGGGCTTGGCCCTGGGCCAGCGCACCCGCGCCTTGCTAATAGATCATGGCTTCTTGATCGAGACCGAGACCTGGCGCTACGGCTTGCAGACCCGTCGGACCAATTTCGACCCTCACCGCGCATTGGACGGATTCAAGACCGACAACAAGGAGGACCCGCGGCTCAGGTCTAGTACGGCTTGGCTCGGCGTAACTCACTACTTCCCGGGCGATCATCGCGGATGCTTATGTCGCTGGGTGCCGAGCGTTGAGTTGGTAGAGTGACCTGATGGCAGACTTCCTTTGTGCCGATTGGGACGAGGACGACTTTGATACCGATTGTGCCGCCGTCACCAGACGGGTGATGCGCTCCCGACGCTTTGGGATCACTCAACTGATTAGGCTCCTCATTGGTTGACACGGTTCGTACTCTCGCCGCACTTCAGGCCTTGATTGATGATGGTGGCAACAACACTGCGCAGGATGTGCGCGACTTCCTGATATCGGTGTATCCAGTGTGGGAAGACTTCACACCTGTCTGGACTGCGGCGAGCACGGCCCCCGCCATCGGCAACGGAACGCTGGCAGGACGATTCGTCCAGTTGGGTACGGGGACTGGCTCGTTGGTCGTCGCGACCATTCGATTTCAGGCGGGCGGAACAACGACCTTCGGAACGGGGGCTTGGCGCTTCACATTTCCCGTAGAGCCCGCCCAGGCTGACGCAGCCCTTGTCTATGGAATAGGCAGTGGATATCTGGAGAATAATGCAGTCAAGGGCTACCCCGCGACGGTGGCAATTAAGGATGTGGCAGGGACCAAATTTGTACGAGTGATAGCAGTCGAGACAGACGGCTCGGCCATAATCGTCTCCAACACGGGGCCTTTTACCTGGGGCGATAACGACTATTTCAACATCACCTTTTCCTACGAGGTGGCGTAGTGTGGATTATCGCAGACGTTGAGTTCGACACCGACGCCGAGGCGCGCGAAGCCGAACGCCTAGCGAGAGAGGGCAAGCTAGCCGGTCTCTCGGTAGACCTCTCGATTCAAGATGCTGAGATAGACATCATTGAAGTAGACGACGACGGATTCCCTACCGACTGGCTGGAGACCATCACCGCCGCTGAGATCATCGGAGCCACTCAGGTGGCGATGCCTGCCTTCGCCGACGCCCATCTGGAAGAGCAGAACGGAGGGATGGTCGCCTTCTTGGCCCCCGAGGGGATTGAGACTTCGGACAAGCGCAAGATCGCCGACGGCGCATTGACTTGGCGTGACCCGGCACCGTTGATGTTCAACGATTCCTCAGACGGTCACGACGGCGCGATCTTCGTAGGGAACCTTACAAACTTCCGGCGTGGGTCGGACGTTCTCATTGCCTCTGGGTGGAGCCCCTCCTTGGCTAGTTTCACCCGCCCGGAATCGGAGCGTCCGACCCCTATCACCATCTCAGGCGAGCAGATCTATGGACACCTCGCCTCTTGGGATTCGTGCCACCTTGGCTTTCCTGACAACTGCGTAGCGCCGCCGCGTGGAGGGTATGCCAATTTCCACACCGGGGTCATTACAGCCGAAGGTTCCGAGATAGCGGTAGGCGTGATTACCGCCCACGGCAACCATGCCGACATCAAGCTCTCCGCTGGTGCGGCCAAAGAGCACTATGACGACGTTGGCTCGGTGCTGGGATATGTCCATATCACCGATGGAGCCTTGGGGCCGTGGATGTGTGGAATGCTCAAGCCGGGAGTAGACGAGGATCTGGTAAACGAGGTCAAGGCCAACGGCAAGGTCAGTGGTGACTGGCGACCAATCAATGGCGAGCGTCAACTGGTGGCAGTTCATGCAGTCAACGTGGCCGGGTTCCAGCTTCCCCGCATCCGTGCCCTGGTGGCCGGCGGCGAGCCTTCTACGCTGATCGTGACCAACGACGTGACCACCGAAAGAGCCGGGCTGGAGATCGTGCTGGAGAAGATCGCTGACCTCGAAGACGAGATACTCCGAGCCACCGCTCCCGAGAAGGCCAGCGAAATCCTCGCATCTCTCGACGCCTGACTAGGATCGAATCCCCTCCGGGTTAGCTCAGCACGGTAGAGCGCCAGTCGGTTAACCGACCATTAGGTCGATCAGGTGTTTAATGGCTGGAAGTCCCCGGTTCAAATCCGGGCCCCGGAGGGCGCACCCTGGTATCGTGACCCTTGGGTCTCCGCACATAGTGCATCCCATCTCCCCTTCTAGCTGAGGTATGCACTAATGGACCCCGAACTTCTCGAGCTACTTTCCAAGCTCTCAGAGAACCCCGACGCGATTGACGAGCTAACCCGCGAGGAGTTGGAGCAGGCGCAGTCCGCTCTCACCGAGCGCGCAATTGAGCTTGCCACCGCTGTCAAGGACAAGACGTCGGACGATCCCAAGGCCGACCTGGA